ATGGTTTTCTCATCCCAGTTCCGCGATTTCTGATCCTTGAGGGAACCGCCAAAATCAGCCGCCTTTCCATGGATGGTCATGCGATCCGGGGCGATATCGTATTCAACCTTCTCCAGGACAAAGACGTCCATCGGGACCAAGGGCAAACCCTCATAGCCCATAAACACAATGATCTGCGCACCATCCGGCGGTTCAATGATCCGGTTATCTCGATCATCAAGCACAATGCGAACGGTGTCTGATTTCACCCCGGCGGCATCGTTGACAGTCAGGCTGATCAACCGATCCTCTATCTTGGAGGTGATGTTGACACCGGCCATGATGATTTTGAACGCGGGCTTCATAACCTCAATCCACCAGACTGATCATATCGGGTTCAGGGGTGACACGCGCATTCTCGGGCAACTCGACCTCATGGCCCGTCGGCAGAACCGGGCCGAGGCTGGCCAACCCGATATTGGCGGCATAGACCTTGCTCAGATCAAAAGCGCGATGACCGTAGTGCCGGGTGCAGATGGCGTCCAGAACGTCGCCCTGGTTGGCGCGATACTTCATGGCAAGTCCTCAAGTAACAGCGTGGAAGAATATCAAAAGAGCCTCGACCCCACAGCTAGACCCAAGGTCAGCAGGTCCAGCCCGTTGCCCTGATCTTCGCCGTATTCCTGAAGCGTCACATCGAAATCAATGCGCAGGGGCGCACCGTTCAGGTAGTCGCTTTCCTTCTCGCCCACTTCGACGATCTCCCAACGCCCCCGGTTGCGCCCAAACCCGTCAATCAATGTGAAAGGATCGCCACTATCGGCCATGGCGCGCAGGCGATCCATTTGGCCCCAGCCGCCATTCCAATGGGGCAGAATGAACCCGTTCAGCTTGATGCTGCCAACGTCGGTGTTGATATGCTGGGTCGCTGATTTCCGGCCCACGCGCTTAAGGACGGCCTTGTTCTGCCGGTGGCGGCGCTCAAGGGTCTGGAATGCGGCGGTGGGGATTTTGAACTCGAACCCGCCGAGGATCATCATAACGTCAGTCATACGGCCCTCAGGTAACGAAGTGGTAGGGCATCAATCATTGAGAAGGCGCTCCAGCTCGAACCGCTGTTCACGGTCATGTTCCTGCAATATCTGGCGCAACCGCTCCTCCTGATCCGGGCCGATCTCACCTGAAAGCGCCAGGTGATAGACCGGCGCGAAACTGACCGTGACAGCGTTGCCTACGGCACCGGCCAATTCGGTTGCGGCCTGGTCGATGCCGTCAAAAGCACTTCCCTTGGTTGGCACATGGGCCGCGACGCTACCTGCAAAGGCGGTTGCGCCAATGGTCGCGCCCAGCGTGGCATTGGCCAGCATGGGCTTGGCCAGATCGCGGCGGATGCCCTCCATGCTGTTAAAGACCATGCCTTTCTGACGGTCGATCCCAACGGCCAGCCCTTCGGACAAATGCCCGCCGAGACCGGCAAAGACCTTGGACGGCGAGGCAATGCCCAGCTTGTCCTTGAACCACCCCACGACCGAGGAGCCGATGCCGTTGATGGCGTTCTTCACATCGGCGATCTTGGCTTTCAGACCAGCAACCAGCCCCTCCATCAGGAACCCGCCAAAGGACGCAAAGACCTTACTGGGGCTGGCAATGCCAAGAATGCCCTTGAACGTGCTGACAATACTATCGCCGATGCCCGATATCGTATCGACAACAGACTGCACCCCGCTGGTGATTCCATTGGACAATCCGGTCAGAATGTCGCCCCCGATGGTCAGGAAGTCTGTGGCCCAGCCCGCAGCGGTCGCTTTGATCTCGGCCCATTTGGTTGAGAACGTGGATTTGACGCCCTCCCAAAGCCCGCCAAAATATGGCCCGATCTTGTCCCAATGCTGGATGATCAGACCGTGCGGTGTGTAGTTCAGAAACGCGGATTTGAGTCCTTCCCACGCTGACAGGGTGAAAGACTTCACGCCTTCCCATAGCCCGGAAAAGAACGCCTTGATCGGTTCCCAGTTCTGATAGATCAGATAGGCCGCACCTGCGATGGCAGCCACCGCCAATCCGATTGGGTTGGCGATCAGAACACGGCTTACAGCCATGACAGCCAGCTTGACGGCCCCGAAGCCTGCCACCAGGGATGACAGCGCAAAGGCCGTGGGGGCAACAATCCCAGCCAACGCGCCAATTCCAACCACAAGCCCGCCAAGCGTCGAGATCAACACAGGGTTCTTTGCCGCAAAGTCGCCGACAACGGCAGCGACCCCGCCAAATGTCTCAGCCAAACCGTCCATCGCAGGCAGCAGACCCGCCCCGATCTGTTCTTTGATGGTCTTTAGCTGCTGTTGGAACTTTTCCCAACCGGCCCCGTCATAGTTATCAACTTGCTCCGCCATGGTTTCGGTGAACTCTTTACCCTGACGAGCTGCATCCTGGAGCGCGGCGGCATTGGCGCGCACGGCTTCCTCTTGTCCATAAAGGGCGTTAATCATCTTCATGGCTTCATCCGTACCAAAGGCATCTTTGATCTCGGCGGCCTCAAATGCGTCAAGCGTCTCACCGTAGCGCGCCTTCAGATCGGCTAGGATATCAGGCATCTGACGGAGCTGGCCGTTTTCATCCAGGATACGCACTCGAACTGGGCGGTCCGCTGTAACCTGCATATCACTGAACTTTTCATGCGCCCTGGCCGCATTGGTGGCAAAGGCACGCAGCGCCGTACCCGCTTCACCGGCCTGCATCTGCTGTTGCATCATGCCCAGCAGGGTCATTTGCTCGGTCATCCGCATGCCGAGATTGGTGGCACCAGCTCCGGCACTCTCGATGGCCTGCTGCATCTTTGCCCCATCGGTTTTGAACTGCTGCACCGATTTGGACAGGGCCGCGCCGAACATATCGCCCCAGTCCGCATCGGACATTTCCGAGAACTGTTTCTTGAAAATCCCGTATGAGGTCGCAAATAGCGAGGTCATGCTTTCCGGCATGCCCTTGGTGGCCTTTGCGACGGTCAGGGCCGAGGCGGTCATGCTGGCCACGCCCTCATCCGTCAGGGTGCTGACACCTGATTTGATATCATAGGCCGCGCGCACAAAGGCGTCGGTAGACAGGCCGACATAGGTGTTTTGCAGGCGTTGTCCTTCTTTGATGACGGACTGAATATCCTTCATGCCCAGGGCGCGCAGATCGCCGCTGGCGCGCTGCACCTCACGATAGCTTTCCGTGAAATTCGTCACGATCCCGTCGGTGACGAACTTGATCCCCTTGGCCGCTGCACCAGCCCCCGCCAGTTTGATCGACAGGGACAGGTTCTTTCGCATGCGATCGGTCGAGTCTTTGACCTGATCCTCGGTGGCTTTCAGCGGCTTGACCAGATCGCCAGCCATTTTCAGGAATACGGAGATATCGAGGCCACGGGGGATCATGTCTTTTTCAACAACTCTTGTGCAAGTTTGTAGTCTTCGAGGAAATCGAGGGCATCCATCTCGTCCATCTCGGATGGCTGCCAGTGAAACGCCCTCGACATAAGCAGGCGGGCCACGCGCACGGCGCGGCCATATGGATCACCTACTTGGGCGACAACTTTCCCAGAATGTCATTCGCCCAAAGCTGCATCGGCGCGTAATCCTCGGGGTCGATTTCATCAATCAGACCGACCGGCTTACCCGCCAGATCGGCAACCGTCTCCATGCTCGCCTCGATGGTGTCGCCCTTGGCCTTGGACAGCTTTTTGACATCCGACATTTTCGGGCGGCGCAGGGTGATCGAGGTGAATTCCTCACCCTTGTAGGTTGCACCGTAGGCCAGAGGGAAATCCTTGGATCGTTCAATATTGCTCATGTTCTTGTCCTTACTCTTGGTCTTTTTGGGGGCTTAGACGCGGCCCAGTGCGGCGTTGTAATCGGCCAGCATGTCGGTGCCGCCGATGATGCAGACCGGGGGCGGGCCGACTGTGATGCGCGCCAGCTCCTCGTTGTCGCGGATCACTTCGTAATGCTCGACGGCCCCGCGCAGCTTGGTTTCGCTGGGATCGCCGGTTTTCAGCGCGCCCAGATCGAGGTTATTGAAGTTGATCTCCATCTTGTGGACCCACGCATGGAACGTGCCGTCATCATCAGTGGTCACGGCCTTGAGCGTGAACAGTTTGGTTTGACCAGGCCGGATATCCAGGTGACGGAATGCCAGGGCGGATTTGGTGCCCAGCGTCCATTCGGTCACCATCTTCTCGATCTTGAAGTTGTTGATTTCCTTCTCGGACAACATGCCGTTGGCCATGTAGTCGTGGAATTTGAACACCCATTTGGGCGGGGTCACTTCTTTTAGTTCGCCGATGAAATCGCCCTCTTCGAGATAGGCATCGACCTCAAGGAAAATATCAGGGATCATTTTGGTTCTTCCTTTCCGTGCCCTCGGATGTGTGGGTGCCGAGGGCGTAAATCAGGGGTTAGACGGGGACGGTGTTGACCAGATAGCCGTTGTTGATATGGGCGCGGAAATGGACACGCTCAGCTTCGCCGAATTCAACAAAGTCATAGTCAAAATAGACATCGCCCCCTTCTTGCGCTTCGGGCGTATTCAGGTTTGCCTCAACCCAGCAACGACCACCTGCGATATGCTCAAGCGCGACCTGACGGCGTATCCACTTGTTCATACTGTCCGTGACTCTCTCGAAGTACCGGCGGGTGATATTCTGATCGACTGCCCATTGCATTTCTTTGACGATGGTGCGGGCAAAGACATTCATGACCCTGGCGCGCTTGAAGAATGCGAATTTAGGGTCAGTGCTGAGCGAACGCCCACCCAGGAGCTGACGGCCGCCATTCGGGTGCCGCACGATGGTCGCAATGTGGTTTTGGTTCAACAGCTCGGCCCGGCTGGTGCCATCGCCGCCCCGATAGTCGATATCGCGGGCGGTCCCGGTAATGCCGCGCATGACACGGCTGGACGCGCTTTGCCACCAGGGCGTTGCCGCAACAATACCGGCAACACGCGCAGAGGAGGGTTCGGAAACCTCGGCATTGGTTGAGGTGTCCCAGACAGTCACGAACGGATCAACCAACAGACCGTGACGTTCATTGAAATTGCCGCGATAGGTGATGGCATCTGCGACAGTGCCATTTGGACCATCCAGAATAAACCCAGCAGCGAGCTTTTTGGAAACAGCCGCCAGTTCCGTGGCCACGGCCTGCTGTTGTGACACGCCCGGCGCGATGAAAATTGACGGGTCAATGCCAAAGTTCTGCTTTACATCAAACGCGGCCTGTAATCCGTGGCGTTTGCTGGTGTCCCCGTCAATCCCACCGATTGTGTTAGAGATCGTGGCGGCCTCGTCAGCCCCTTCGGGCAGGCGATGCAGGAACACTTTAACATTCACCTGATCAAAAATGCCGTCAATGAACTTCGGTGCATCGCTGCCATTGCCCAAGGCCGCAATCATCTTGTCATCCCGATCGCCTGCGATCAGCGTGGTGGAACCAATCGGGAATTTGGCGGCATCGGCATTGGGGGCTTCGCAGACCAGATAGATGCTCTCATCTGATTGCGTTCTGATCGGGCGCGTGCCGCCATCAATAAAGGTGTGCTTGACACCGTGAAAGTAACCCTCGGGCATAGGACCCTCCTCTATTGGGTGATTGTGATCCGCATCAGGCAGACGTGATGGTGTTCAACTGCTCCATTGCCTGCGCTTGCAGGGCCTGCAATCGGGCTACGGCAGCGGTGTATTGATCTTCGGTCTCGGCTGCCGGGATGATGGTTTCCGCCAGACCTTCCATGCCTTCGACAAGCTGGGTGGCGCGGAAGAACTTGGCGTTTTTCTCGATTGTGCGATCCCGCAAGGCGATGGCTGTGGTGCCTTTGACATCCGCCTCGATCTGGAACCCGGCCTCTGCCTCGGTGGCGATGGCGGCGAGCGGGCCGCTGGCGTCGCCGCTATCTTCGTGGGCCTTCCACATCAAGGCGTAGGGCACTTTGTTGACCCAAGAGACCGCACGCTCGATTGGCGCGCTTTCCGCGATGGTGCGCCGAATGTTGTTGGCGATGTCCTGCGCCTGTGCGATTGCGGCCGCTTTGCGCTCGGCCAATGAGGGCGCGGGTTTTGCGCTCAGCGCGCCATCAGGCAGCGGGCCGAGGTCTTTGACGACATGCTCGGACTTATCGGCCAGCCAGTAGGTCTCACCCCGGTGATCTTCCACCTGCGACCAGGCCCCGTCTTTGAACACGCGCGCATGCCCCGCGATCTGGGCGGGTGGTTCGATGGTCGTGGCACGACCGGGGATCACGAACCGATCCGGGTTGCGGGGATCGCGCCGCGCATCCCTCTCACGCAGAAAGACGCCATTCTCGTCATAATCGTAGATTTTCATGATGATGATCCTTTAATACGCTCGGAATACGGCCATATAGGCGATGTTGCGCGGGCGGGTCTTTAAGGCAGTTTTCACAACGCGCGAGGCATCAAAATTTGCAGCACGTGGTCCGCTACCGGCAGCGTCGTGGCTGCCGCCCGCGATAGGTCCTTCCTGTGCGAATGCACCGGACATCATGCTCCCACCATTTGACTTGAATGCACCGACTGTGCCGGTGATGTTTTCCATTGCGAAGTCCTGCCACGAGCCGAGCGCGCGGCCATCATCGACGCCGCGACCATGATCCCAGAACCGCAGGAATTCGCCGCGCGTTTCGGGCATCTGGAACGTGGTCGTGCCGTTGCCGGGGCCAAACATATACTCAGTCGCGCCGGTCGCGTCATACATCGCTGACGACTGAATATAGGCCCAGAACAGAGGGTAGTCGGCCCGCAGGTAGGCGGCCCGATCCCCCTCCAGCGATCCAATGGGCGCGGTGTCGTCGGTCCAGATTTTGACCTCACCAATCGGGCTGGCCTTGCGCAGCTCACCAATGACCCATGTGGCAAAGTTGCCCTTGCTGTCCAGCGCGTCTGCGATCTCTTTCAGTGTGTCGAGCGCCGCCGGAGCGCCGCCGATCAGCGCGTTGATCGCATTTGTGACGTCTTGTTGTCTGGCATACGCGCCGGGAATGGCATCAACCTGCTGTTTAAGCCAGGACGTGCGCTTTGCCAGTTGTTGCGCTGCGACGTTGTTGATGCCACGACCCTGCGCCAGATCAGGCGCACCACCAGACACTGGATCAACGTTTTCAATCTGATAGATACCAGGTTCCCAGAACGGATTTTCAGGAAGGTTTGCCACTATGCAACTCCATGGGTGAATTGCCCGTCATGAGTGATCCGAGCATTGTGAATGTTCAGCGCTTGCGTGAAATCGAGCGCTTTGAGGCGGCTGCGTGCCGCTGCGATTTTGGCAAGGATCGCCCGCACCTGGGCCGCCTGCTCAACTGTGATGGGACGGGCGAGAACGATGCGATACTCTGCCCAATGGTCCGGCATTGCATGTGTGATCGAACCATCATGGCGATACGTGCCGTCATGCCGTTCCCAACCGTACCGCTCGATCACCGACGCATCGCCGTAGCCAGCAGCGGCCAAGGCGTCCTTGACGGCCCCGATGGTTCCCTTGTGGCGATGCACGGTTGGTGAGGCCCAAACGGTTTCGCGCTGTGCGCCCTCAGGCCACTCCCCGTCCCAGTTATCCACCGACCATTCCCAGGCCAGCCAGGGCAGAAAATCGGCGCGACACAGGCGCGGATTGTGGACGTTCTTGATGTGCGCCACCGGCATATCAGCGATGAAACCGGCCACGACCTGCTCGATGTCACGCTGTAGTTGCGATGCGTTGGGGGGCAACAGGGATGGAAAATCAGCCATCAATACCCCCGTCAACCAACGTGATATCTGCGTTTGGGTCGCAATATCCGGCCTGGGTTCGCGAAACCGCAATCGTGTTCAAGGGCGCGCGCAGCTCGACGCTGGACACCACATCCGGGATGTGCAGGGCGGCATAGATGCCAGAGATCGGAATATCGTCACCCAGCCGGTGCCGTTTGGCCACAAAGGCGTTCAGGCGCTCGCGCACCTGGGCAAAGGCAAGCGAGCGATCCGGCCCAGCGTAGAAATGCACGGTGGCATCCACTTGAAACGGCACGATTTGCGCACTGACAACTTGCAAGTTGTCATTCATCGGACGCACATATTTGCCATTGAGCGCCGCCGTCACCTTGGCGATCAGATCGGCGCTGGCCGTGCCGTTGCCATCATGCGCAAGGATAGGAACAACGACACGGGCCTCGGCATCCTCGAACGCATCGGCATCCTTGACCCGCGCATCCGCTCGGAGCGCTTTGAAGATATATCCGCCAACCGGACCAGCGGTTGAATAGCCTTCGGGTGCAAGCTGGATGCGGCGGCGATAGTCCGCGTCGGTCTCTATCCTAGGGGCAACCGGGGGCCGCGCGGTCGGGTCGCCGGGATCAATAACATGGCGATCAGCGACACCTTTGACCTGCCCTTGCCAATCCAGATTGGACCCAGATGCAAAAGCGAGAAGCTGTTGCAACACGCCTTCATTGCAGTCTTTCTGATGAACGCTCAGCCGATAGGCTATGTTCTGCAAGGTGATTGTGATCTCCTCGCTTTCCAGCTCCAGCGCGGCCTCATATGCGGGGTTGCGCGCGATCATCCTGGCTTTCAGGTCCGCAAAAATCGCCTCCTCGCTCGTGTCCGCGAAGATCAGCGGCGGGTTCAGCTCCTCGATGTTGATATCGGAAAACGCGCTCATAGCTGGACGCCCTCCAGCGTGATCGGACGCCCGTTCGGCAGATAGATACCCTGGATCGACAGGCTGACCGTGTGGCTGCTGTCAGCCTCCGACATCTCATCCGCCTGGACACGCGTGACCTTGAGGCGCGGTTCCCACTTCTCCAAAGCCTCAACAGTTGCCGCGTAGAGCTGCATCTTGAGAGATTGCGTGATGTTCTTGTCCAGCAAGCTGTGCAGGCGCGATCCGAAATCGCGGCGCATCACGCGGGTTCCGATAGGCGTGGTCAGGATCGTGACAACCGATTGTCGCAGATGCGCGATACCCTCGATCCGTCCGCCTGTGTTTGTATCCATACCCACGAACGTCATTGCGGTTTCCCTGTGTCGTCTGGGCCGCTCGAAACACCGCTATGCGTATGGTTTTGCAGGTCAATCGGACCACCAGTGACGTTTCCGTCCGCGCGCATATCGCCCCCGGCCATCACATCGCCGTCCGCACTGACATTTCCGGTCAGGGTGATGTTCCCCGTCACGGTCACGTCGCCGGTCTGCTGGGGGCGATGGCGGGACGCCCGCAAATCGTGGTCTCGGCCTCGGAACGCCAGGCGCAAATCATCCTGAACTATGTCCGCCGCCATGCCGAACGGCTTGAGGTGTTGTTAGAGGAGGACAAGGCCAACAAGATCAAGATCATGGGTACGGACATCGTGGCCACGTCCACCAACTTCCGTACAGCGCAAGGCTGGCCGGGCGATGTGTGGTTTGATGAATTTGCCTGGGTGCGCAATCAGCGCATGCTCTGGGCGGCTATCGTACCTTCGATCACCGCCGTAGGTGGCCGGGTCACGGTGTTTTCGACGCCGTTCCTGCCGGGATCATTGTTCTGGGAAATCGCCACCAATCACAAAAACAAACACGATCACTGGTGGCGGCGCACCTACACAATCGAGGATGCAATCGCCCAGGGAATGCCCTTGCCAGGTGGGCTGGATGAGCTGCGTATGCTGTTCGACAGCGAAAGCTGGGCAATGTTCTACGAATGTCAGTGGGCCGAAAACGGCTCGGCCCTGCTGTCCTGGGAACTGCTGCATTCGCTTACCACGCAGGCGATCATGCCCGATCTGTTTGGCCGTCTGCGCGGCGGCGTCGATGTGGGCCGGATCAACGACCGTACCGCGATTGCGCTGGTCGGACAGGAAAGCGACGGGCGCAAGTGGAAGGATCGGTTTGCGCTCATCCACCACGAAATGCACAAGGGCCTGCCGTTCGATGCCCAGAAGGCTCACATTCACGAGGTGGATGGCCGGTTCGATATCGAAAGTTGGCGCATCGACAAAACCGGGCTGGGCATGCAACTGGCCGAGGGGCTGCACACCGCATCCCCGGAACGGTTCGAGGGCGTTTGGTTCTCGGCGCAACGCAAATCCAAGCTGGCATTGAACATGCTTAAGCTGTGCGAGGAAAAGCGTCTGCTGCTGCCCAATGACCCGGATGTTTTGGCGCAACTTCACTCGATCCAGAAAATCACCAGCGGCACCGCCATCAAGTATGACGCGGAACGCAACGATGATGGTCATGGTGATTTGTTCTGGGCCGTGGCCCTTGCCGCTGATGGCCGCGCGCTATCTGGCGGCGGCGGTAGCGGCCTGGGCGTGGAGGTGTTGTGATGGCAATCAACCTCCAACGCATCGCCCTGCAAATCGCAGAGAAACTGCGCGAAATCGCCACCCGGCAAGGCAATGTGCCGTTCGACAAGGGTGACCTGCGCAAGGCCCATGTGGTTGAACCTATTGGGCAAAATGATGCCGTTCTCGCCGTCAATACGCCCTATGCACGGGCCGTCCACGACGGACGCCCCGCAATCACCATCAAGCCCAAAAGCAAGCCACGCCTCGTTTGGAAGGGCGCGAACGGAAAGAAGCGCGGCGCGGCGTTCGTCAACCAGCCCGCCCGCAAAGGCAATCCCTGGCTCGCCCGCGCCGTCGAGGAGCTGGAGGCCGAGGAACTTGGCTTCCTTGCCCCGGAACTGGGCGAGGAGGTTGCCGACGAACTCACCAGCGCCC